GTATTTCCATATTGAAATGGGTTAGAAGTTAAATCACTATCTAAAGGATTTAATGTAGCAAAAACATTGCTTGGATTATCTTCTGTTTTTGTAAGTGTACCTGCACCTAAACCAAAGTTATTAGAGTTAGGAGAACTGTCTGTAATTGTATTTCCATCTTTTAAAATAAAAAAACCATTAGTTCCATAAGTTACACTAGGAGAAGTATTTATTTGCCATTCTCCAGTTGTGCTGTCTGTTGAACCAAATGCTGATGCGTCATAAGCTGTGCCATCTATTAAGTGAAAATGGCTCATAACTGCTTCTATATTAGCACCATTTGTACTATCTGTTCCTATAAAGTGAGGTACATTTCTATTTATAACTAAATCAGCATTTTGACTTGGATATAAGGTAGTACCAAAAGAAGTTTCTTGAACACCATTAATATAAATTTTAACTCTATTTGATGCTGTTCCTTGTGTAGTATCACAAGCTAAAACAATATTATAAAAAGCATTAGTATCTCTAAACAATCTGTTAGTTTGAAGATTAACTATATTACTACCACTAATTTCAAAATTACACCAAAGGTTTCCATTAGGGTGAAAGTATAATCCACCTGCATCACCAGAACTATTTGTTGCTCTTATAATCCATTCATTAGTTGCTGGACTTGATTTTTTAATCCAAACACTAATTGTAAATGTTTTTTGATTAGTTGTAGAACTTGGTGTTCTTGATAAATATGTACTACTAGCCATTAGTTAAATTGTCCTCCACCTGTTGCACCGAAGCTAGAAGTTAAACTAAAATCTCTAGTTACAAATTGACCTTCTGCGTCTGTAATTTTAAGTGTAAAATTATATGTAGTTGCTGCTGTAGAACTACCACCGAAATCACTTGTAGATATTACACCATTTGTAGCTAAAGAACAATTAGCTTGATTATTACCATTCCCAACTAAAACACTTGTTGTTTCTGTAAAAGTAATAGCACTATCTGATGAACCTACAACTGTAAATACTGTTCCAGAAAAATTTCCAGCAACTGAACCTAATGAGCCAGCTGCCGTTGTAAAACTTGGAGCTGTTGAAGCCGTAATAATATTATTTGTACTTCGTCCAGCAAGTCCGTTTGGATTTTCAATTCTTACATAATAGTTACCACTAGCCAAAGTTACATTTACCGAAAGTGTCGTTGCGTTTGTAAATGAAACTGTATTAGAATTTGTAATAGCACCTGTTGAACCATTAACAAATTCAACAGAGGGTATTGAAACAAATCCAGTTCCTGTAATACTAATTGTAGTAGCCGTAGCAGGTGCGATTGTTTGCGATACATTGGCAACTGTTGGTTTTGTTTCAACAGCGTCTATCCAAGATAATTGATTCGTACCACTACCATTGGTAGCTAAAACTTGACCATTGGTTCCTGTGTTTTGAGGTAAAATTAAAGTATATGTTTGTCCTGAGGAATGAGGTGGAGCTTTTATAGAAACTCCATGAGAATTTTGACTACAATTTAAAGTTAATTTAGCGTCTGCACTTGAACCATCGCCTTTAACAACTAAAGTTGGACCTGGTACTGTTTGTTCAGTTCCAGAAACTATATTTCCAAGATTCCTTGCTTTTGACATTTTTAATTTTTTCCTTGTTTATTAAATGGCTAGATATTTCTACCTAGCCTTTAAGTATTATAAAACTATTGTGCTAGCTTCATCTTCAGTTAATGCTTCTCCTGCAATTAACTTTGCTTTAGCACTAGCTTTTATTGCATCTATTGGATTTGCATTCCATTCATCAATAGTTTTTTCACTTTTCCAAGTATCATATTGAGATTGAGATACAGTTTCCCCATTAATAGTTTCAAAATAACATTCGCCATTTTCACTATTCCAATTAGCATTATTAGGTACATCTTTTTGATGTAAAATAACACTTGGACTTATTTCTGTATCTACAATTATTTGATTTAATTTAGTTTCTATTGTCATAATTAATCCTCTATTTCCATTACTGTCATTGTTGCATTACCACCATTAGAAGCATTTCCTCCACCACCTGCATTTACTCCATGTTGGTTACCAGCTACTGTTCCTAAATTTCTAGCTTGAATAGTTTGTGCGCCACTTAAACCTGTAGTATCTTGTGTGCCATGAACAGACAACCCATTAATATCTGCTGCATAACAGTTACCACTTGTTATATTTAATCTTGTAACTCCACAAAAAATACCTGCAACTGCTATACCATTTCCACCAGCACCACTTGCACAAGTGAACCATACATAAAAATGTGAAGTTGTACTTAAAGGTGTTATTGATACACTCACTACTTGCACACCATCTGAATAACCTACATTTTGTGGAAAATTTTTTCCACCACAATTGTTGCTACTTTGAATAAGTGAAGTAGTTGATGCAGTTTTTACTTGTAAAACTTTACCACTTGCAGGTAAATTAGTTATGTTTGAACCATTAAAAGTAGGTGTTCCATATCTTGCATTTGGAATAGTTCCACTTGTTAAACTAGCTGCTGATAAAGCTGTTAAATCTACTGCACCCCATTCAGGGTCGTTAGCACCTTGTTTTAAAAAATACCCTGAAGTACCTTTTGGTAGTCTAGTTAATGCACTTGCACCTTTGTAGACAATGTCACCTCTAGTTGTTAGTGTTGTTCCTAAATCAGTTCCATTAGTACCATTAGTACCTGCTGAACTCATTTGATTCCAGTAAGTACCATTACTTACTGCGTTGCCTTGTGATGCTAATATACAAACATAACTAGAACCTAAAGATGACACTACATCATCTACTGCGTAAGCTGTGCTGTTATTAAAAGCACCTTTCCAGTTGAATTTGATAGCACCTAGATTTACTGTTGCCATATTTGTTTTCCTTTATATTGTTGCTATTAATTCGCCATTACTAATACTAAAGGTAAAACCACTAGCACTAAATAAGACATCATCAAAAGTGGCGAAAGTTAAACTTGAGATATTGTCTGCCCCTTGATTAGTTGTTGTAACTATCAATTGACCATTATTATTTTTATTAAAACCATAAACTTCTGCTGAACTAGCATTACCATATTCTAGCCCATTAGCTCCAGAATTAACTTTAATTACTTGTCCAGATGTTCCGATTGAACCTAAACCTGTACCGCCTCTTGCGGTTGCTAAAACTCCAGCTGTTATATTAGAAGCATTTATAGAAGCAACATTAAAAGTTCCATATGCTACTATTGAAATTATATCTGATACTGTTGCACCTGAAGCTAATACAACACTTGATCCAGAAGTTACAGTTACATCTGTTCCATTGACCAATTTTGCTCCATTTAAATAGATGTCTATAAATCCTGCATCATAAGCCAGGGTGTTTCCATTATCGTCAGCACCTGTAAAGGTAGTTTGGTTAGCCGAAGCCGTATATTTAAATCTTGCTGCTGTACCATTTACAGTAGAACCTGCTGCTGCCCAACCAGATGATTTATAAACTTTTAATTCGTTTGCACTTGTATCAAAATATAAATCACCAACATCAAGTGATGAACCTGGAGCAGAACTTGCAACTCTGTATCTTTCTGCAAAACTATTAACTCCAGCTATATTGTTTGATGTGGTTATTACATTCGCAATTGATCCACCTGTTAAATTTACATTGGCTATAGAACCACCTACAAGACCTATGTTAGTGTTTGCTGCTGCAACTGTTCCAATTGTGTTTGATCCATTTAAATTAGAAGCAACTGTACTTATATTAGAATTTGCACCAGCCACCGTTGTTACATTAGATGAAATTCCTGAAACTGTATTGATGTTTGTAGAGTTTGAATTTACACCGCTTACTGCACTTGAAATATTATTAACTCCAGTTATTGCACTTGAAATTGCAGCTACTGAACTTACCTCTGTAGCTTTTGGAACTAATCTATGAAAATTGTAAGTATGTAGTGTAGTTGTAGATTCAACTAAAATACCAAATCCTGATGGTAAAGAAGCACCTGCACCACAATTATTTAAAGTAACTGTAGAGTTACCAATTGTACCATTGGCAATTGTAACTACACCTGAGCCATTTGCAGTTAAAGTTTGTGACAATGCTTGAATACTTACAATAGTTCCTACACCGTTATTTACATCTGGATTTGTATTTGGAAAACTTGTTTCGTTTGCTATAGGAACAAAACCACCAACATCATCTACAAGATCAGTAACTCTTGCATCAATTGCTCCAGTTGTTGCAATAAAATTATCGTTACTTGTCCATGCTTGACCTGAATTAATTAATTCAGAAGTATCTTTATTTAAAAATCTAGTATCTGCAGCCGAAGTTGTGTAAAAAGTATTATCGTCTGGTGTGTGGGTTGATTGTTCAGAATTTGTAATTATAGCTGCGTCTGCTATTTTATCTATTGTTACAGCGTCATTATTAATTTTAGCAGTTGTAATATTTGAATCAGCAATTTTAGAAGTTATAATTTGGTTTGAGCCGATAGCAACGCTATCAATCGAACCATCAACTATATGTTCTGAATCTATACTATCGTCTGCTATTTTACTTCCATTTATTGCATCTGCATTTATTTTAGCAGTTGTAATTGCATTGTCTGGTATTTTAACTGTTGTAACTGCATTATCTGCAATTTTAGAAGTTATAATATTATTATCTGCAATTTTTGTTGAAGTTACTGCATTTGCATTTAATTTGGCTTCGGTTACAGCATTAGCATTTAATTGAGATGCTTGAACAGCATTATCAGCAATTTTATCATTAGTTACTGCATCGTTTGCAATTTTTGCTGTTGTAACGGAACCATCTGCAAAATTACCAGAACCTATTACCCCTAAAGGTATAGAATTATTTGTTGCCGTTAATCCTGATAAATAAATTTCTAAATCAGTATCGTTTCCTAAATTACCACTATCCCAAGTAACATTGACAGTCGTTACATTACTTGAATAAGCCGAAGAACTTATAGTTCCAAATTTTGTTCCTGTGTTTGTTCCAGTTGCTTTTATTCTTCTATTAGCATGATAGTAAGAAGTTAAATCGTTTCCTGTTGAAGTGATAGTAAATTGTGTTCCACTAACATAGGCTGGAGTATATGCCCCACTTCCATCACCATAAATCACCCATTGGCTATCGTTATACCAATCTCTAGTGTTTTTCATTAGAGCTCTTATGGCATTATTTAAATTTGAGGGTAACATTCCCTCCGCAACACTAATAGTATTTAATGTTGTATTACTTGATTGGGTTGTTGAATAATCTTTTATTCCTGACATTTAATCTCCTAAAAACCATGCAAACACTTTATTATTTTCAGTGTTTTTTTGATTAATTAATACATTTACCGCTTCTTCTACCTGTCTTTGAAAAAATTCTTGAGTATCTAAACTATATCTAACATTGTCTATATCAGTTTTATCACTCATCTGCCACCTCCTCTTGAAGCAATTAAATCAACTCCTTGAGCATGATTCCAAACTGTGCCACTTGGAATTTTAACATTAACTCTAATATATCTACCAGATTCTCTAACAGGAACAACTCCGCTAGTTACCATAGAGCTATAATTAGAAGTTGTTTTTGTGTCAGCTAATCTTTCTCTAGTTGTAATAGCAACAGAAGAAATTGCGTCAACAATTGGTCTGACTTCGGTTATATCCGACCTTAATCCTGGAAACAACTCTAATTCTTTAGTTTCTAATTCTACTTCACCAGAATCTCCAGAAAATATTGCTGCTTTAAAATTACTATCTATCGCACCTAAATATAATTGTCCGCCTTGCCAAAAAGCACTATCTAAAGAAATATTAATATTATCCAAGTTAGCTGAAATTAAATCCATTAATTCAACAGTATATGCACCTACAAATTGTGTAAAAATAGTAGAAGCTGAAGCATGAGATATTGACCATTTTTCCGTAACATAATTATATATAATTAATCTATCACAAATACCTGTTGTGTTAGCCGTATCATTAGAAGAGGGATATAACCAAATAGCTAATTGATTAAATGGGTCAACTGCAGAAACTATTCTATCAGTAAATGCTTTATTTAAATCTTTATCAAAAAATCTATTTACTTTTTCAGCTCCAATAGGTTTTATATTATCTCCATTAATTTCAAAAAATCCATCGTCAGCATAAAAGAATGCTCTTCTATTATCTTGGCAAACAGTTTTTCCATAAGTAGCACCTCTATTAGGAGATATAACAGAAAATCTGAATACTGTTGCTCCACCAACATAATCCATTCTTACAATTTCATTTTGTCTGAATACATAACCATATTCCCCAGAAGTTATGGCAACTATTTGACCACCTGAACCAGGTAAGTCTTGAAAATCTGCTTGTTTAGTTCCAGGTGTCCAAGAACCAATATCATTTAAACCTGACCATTGGACTCTATTCCTTGTTTCGGTATCAGGATTTGTAGAATAATCTATAATGTTACCACTAACTAAAAAATCTCTAATAACACCTGTAACTCTAAAAGTAGGAGGAGTTCCAGAAGTAGCTATTCCAGAAAGATTAGCAAAATTAGTAGAAGTACCCATTTGATAATATTGGGGAACATCAACTCCGTTACTTGCAATTATAAAATCTCCAAATTGTGTAAAAGTAAAAAAATCTGTGTCGCCACCAGTTAGTCCTGATTTTCTTGAAATAAATGTTCCACCTTCTAGTTGAAAAATATCTGTTTTAGTAGCTGCAAAATTAAAAGCTAAATTTTTAGTCGATCTAAAAGAACCTGCACCTTTACAATCTTTACTAATATTAGACACTCCAGAACCAATTGCAGTTGAATAAGAAATTAAAGACGGAAAAGGTTTATAAGAATTGACAGCATAATAAACATTAGTTGCAACTGTGGCTCCAGGATTTAGATGTGGTGGCTGGTCAGGTAACCATTCGCCAAAAGGTATTTGCATTAAATTTTCCTAACTATTGTTATTAAAAACTTTATTATGAGATTGAAAAGGAGCTGCAACGGAAGTATCAGATCTAATTTGTAAAGGCGAACCGCTATATTGATCTTCTCTATCGTTTCTTTCAACTCTTTCTAAAGCTGTTACATAATTTTGTTGCCATGCTTGTACTTTTTGTGGTTCTACGCCACCTAGAAATTGTGCAGCATGATATAATGAACCATATAAATATATTTGTGGGTGATTCGTTAATATATAATTTGAAGTATTTGAATCAGATAAAGAATCAAAAGTTTTGTAAAAATTTATATTAGCCGTATATGTACTTGAGGGCTTTGGAGCAAATCTAAATTTTTCTCCAAGTATAGTATAAACAGTAGGCATACCTGTAGAAGATGAACCTTTTATTTCATCCATTTGTGGGGGTGTCATATATCTTAAAGCATATTTAGTACCACCACTTAAAATATAAAAATCCCTTACTTGTAAAAATCCAGTGGGAACTGATTCTTCTTCCGAATCTATTGTAAAAGAAGCAGAAGTAGAAATCATTTTACCAATTCTTAATTTGGAATTAAAATCAGCTTCTACTAACTTAATAAAGTCGTCTGAAATTTCAGTTGTTAAATCTGATCTATTAAGCCAATTTGCAATAGAAGTTTTTAGTTCTGCATAAGTAGATAAAGCCATTATATTCTTCCCTCTGCTGTTCTAAAGTATTTAAATTCATTACTATTTAATTTTTTTTTCATAATATCTTTTTGAACTTCTTTAGGTAAAGCCCACCAATTATTTGTTCCATTATATTCATTAGTCCATACTTGCAAAGCTAAAATTGGAATAGAAGCAACTCTTTTTAAATCTTTAGACTTTGAATAACCATCATCTTGATTTAATAGTTCTTTATTATGTTTTAAATGTGAATCTATATTTAGTTCTTCTTTTAAAACAATTTTTTCTTCAGTTTCATCTAGTTTAAAAGTTTCTTTTTTTAAACCATCTACAAAAATATCTTTTCTCATCTGCCTTGTCCTTTGTAGCGACTTTTTTTCAACATTCTTTTTTCACTTTTATTTAATGACTTCTTATGTTTTCTTGGTCGTTTTTTTGGTTTCGGTCTAGGTGTAAAGCTAACAAACTTTTGTCTTGCCACTACGCACTCATTTCAGTAACAAACAAATCTCCGCTTGTACTTGTGTTTCTTATTGCAGCAATTTTTTCGCCAGGCGAAACTTTAATAATTTCATAATCTCCAGCATGAAGATAAGCATCATTTGTTGTAGCAGTTGGTGCTGTTGTTGCATTTCCACCAACAACAAAATGACAACTATGTGTAGTTGCTATTCTTACATATTCTGTTTGGCTTCCAAAAACATTAGAACAGGCAACTGACGATCCTGTAAATGAAACTTTTTGTGAAGTTCCAGGTCTTAAAGCATAATTATAACTCATTTTTTTTCTCCGTTAAGGTTTTGGGGGAAGTACCGCTAGGCAAGATCCCCCATAATTTATTATCTTCTAATTACGAAAGTTATTTCCATTTTAGAAGTATTTGTTGAACCACCATTAGTGATACATTCAATAGTTCCATCTTCTTCAACTCTATTTGCTGCAGAAGGTGCAGAAGTTAAAACTCTATTAGCTGAACTTGAAGCTGTATGACTTATTCCGCCATCTGTAACCGCAACGCCACCTATTTCAAAAGAAATAGCAGCTGTTCCAGTAGTTGTAGCTTTATTATGTGTAATAATTTTAACTATTTTACCACCGTCAGGTACGCATACAAAAGTTGATGATGCAGTTGATACATCTGGAATTGCAGATGTTAAAAAGTAATCGTTAAGTGTTCTCATTTTTTTTCTCCGTTGTTGTTCCGTCTATAACCTTTTTAAGACTTCAACATTTGGTTTTTGTTAAGGGGTGTATTCTAAACAAGGTTACACCCCTAACAATTAAGTATTATGAAGTAGTTAAATCAGTAACTAATCCACTAGCTTTTTCGTTTCTTGATTCTAGAGTGTACTCTGTAACCAAGAATCTTTGATCTCCGTCTGTAGTTTGACCTGGAGTTGAAAGTTTAAAATCTCTTAAAAAAGAAACTCCAAACATATCCATTTCAAGTACATAAGCGTCTTGTCCTTTTTTGGCTGCTGCAGCATTGTTGTTTCTAATAAATCTATTAGGAGCAACTTGCATAGTTCCAAAATCTGACTCATATACATCAATAGAAGTAATTAATCTTCTATCTTCCGCAGAATCAAATCTAGTTGAACCACCAGTGAAGCCTGAAAGTTTTTGTTTGTTAAAAGCACCAACCATAATCATATTAGGGTTACCACCTGCGTCATAACAAGATTTTAGAACGCTTTTTAACTGATCTTCAGTAAAAGGTCTTTGTGTTCCGTCTGTTCTTGCAGTACCTGGAACATCTGCTCCACCTACTTGACCATTTGCACCATTAGCTGCTTTATTAACATTAGCTTGTAACCAAGTCGGTAAGCCAGATAATTTTCTTGCAGCTGCAGCTCCTCCAGCAGTTCCAGTTACATTAGATAAAAGAGCTGTTTCCATATCTCTTTTTAATTCTTTTGCACCTTTAGCTACTTGATAAGCTATTTCACTTGCTCTACCAGCTGAAGTAACCGCATCGTTTGTGCCTGATACTTGGATAGCTTTTGTAGAGATTTGTGTATGGTTTGATACTTCCACAGATGGAACCATTGTTCCATAAGAAATAGCAGCACCTTCAACAGCTGCATTAACAGCAGTGTCTGCAAGTTCGTCTGTTTGCCATTTGTGTAAAGTATTTGTTGCTTTTGTTTTTGAAACGCCAGACATAAAAGGTGTTTCTGTTGGACTAATATTGTAAATGATGTCCGACAGGTCTTCTCTTATACCTTTTGTTGTGTATGTTTGATACATCGCCATGATATATTCTCCTTGAGGTTATTGGTTTATATATAACGCAAAAGTAAATCCGAAGCATCTTTAATTTTTCCAGATTTTTTAAGCGTTTTAATTTGATTCAACCTTGATTGAGAATTTATTTCTTCTTTTGTAACTTTGACACCTGATTTAACAAATCTTGTTGGCTTAACTTTCTTATTAACTAAAGTTGGTTTTAACTTTTTGTTATTTTGATAGCTCATAGCATCAACAATTATATCAAATTGCCTAGAATCATAAATTGAACTAACTTCTTTATCGTTAAAGCCTTTAGTTAATAAATAATTCGTCATATTTGTTCTTAAAGCATTTCCTTTAACAGGGTCGGACAAATCAGGGTACTTTAAAGAAACCTTTTTTTGTTCGTCTTTAAGAACTTCTTGAAACTGTTGTGTTTGATGATCTCTAATCCGTTTTTGTGCTTGAGAAATTGTATCTCTACGCTTACGCATTTTACGATCTATCTTTGCAGCTTCAGTTGGATCTTCCTCCCAAAGATTATCTAACTCTTTGGAACTCATATCGCTATTTATTTCAGCATTCAAAGTCAACACAAGAGAATTTAAATCTTCTAGCTTGGTTGAATATTGTTTTTCCAAACGATCTTTTGCAGATATTGTTTCTCTTTTTTCAAGAGCTAACTCTTCTGTTTTTCGTCTGTAATCGGCATCCTTTTGATAACCTGCTTTTAATTCTTCAAGGTCAACATCAATTAATTCACCATTAACTTTAACTTGGTGTAAATCGGTTTCTTGTTCTTCAATAGCATCATTTTCTACTGGAGCTTCTTCTTCGTCAGTAGCTTCTTGAATTTCTTCTTGATTGGCTTCTGGTTCTTGTTGAACTTCTTGATTATCTTCTGCTTTCGCTTCTGGTTCTTTTTGTTCAACTTGTGCTTCCGTTTCTTGAGCTTTAATAGTTGCCGTTTTAGGGTCTAGTAATCCCTCAAGAGTTTTAGCTGCACCTTGTACTGAAGCATTGTTCAGTAATGGGTTTGTGTCAGACATTAAGTCCTCCTATGGTTAAGCTGTCATTATGACTTGGCTTATTTTAACTTGGTTTAGTTAAAATTTTTTTTCTTGTTCGTCTTTTCGGAAAATCTCTAGTTGCTTTTCAGCTAATTTTCCTGTTTCAAGAATACTTTTTAAATGTTGCTCTACTTTGCCAACAACATTAAACGCAATCCAGAGTTTTTCTCTAGTATCGCTTTCTTTGGCACCTGTTTTTTCTAACAATGCTTCAGAATAAAGTTTTTTTAGAGAATCTACCGCCTCTATAAAAATTTTATTCTCTAGTATTTGTTTCGCCTGATTGGATCGGCTGACTTCCGCTTCCCTCAGGGTTTGGTCTTTGGTTACCATTTAATCCTTTTACTTGCTTGTCTAATAAATTACCAGCTCTTTCAGCTTGTTCTAATATTTTGTTATTTCCAGATACCATTAGTTTATCTAAATCTGCATCCGCTTTAATTTTTGCGGTATCAAGTTGTGTATTATATTTTAAAGACATATCTTTAAGTTTAGTTTCAAAATCTAACATCATTTCTTGTGTTTTTTGTTTTAATTCTTCATTTTGTAATTGTAATTCCGCCATTTTTCGTTTTTCTTCCGAAGCAATTCTAGTAAATTCAATTTTTTCAATAGGAGTTGGCGGTGGCGGTTGTGGAGGAGGCATTTGTTGTTTGCCAATATCAGGATTTACAAAATAAGCGTCAACATTTTTTAATCCAGCATTTTCTATAATTTTAGAAAGTGTATTATACATATTTTTAAGCGTAACCATTGGCATCTCTTTTCCGCCTTGTAGGTTAAACGCTTGTAATTGTCTTTCTAAAATACTATTTAGCATAACAACTTGTTCTTGTTTAGAACCAGTTCCTAATCCTACAACTACATTTATATTAAATTTATCTTTCCATTCAGTAGGTTTGATAGGAATATAATTATTGTTAAGTTCAATAATTTGTTCTTTGTCTTGATACTTAACCATAAGTTCAAAAATTTTATTAAATAAATCTTTAACTCCTGTTTCGGCAAATATTCTAGCAATTAATTCAGAACGCATTTGAGTTTGTGTCATCAAAGTATTTACGCCAGTTGCAGTTTTAGAATTTAAAGTATCGGCATCTAAACCTTGTGATGATTTTGTAACACCTGTTCTAGCTTCTCTAACGGTGTCTAAATAACTTAATAATGGAAACGCTTGTTGTGAAATTGGTTGTGCTTGAAGTGGTTGCATAACTTGGCTTGGTGGTTGTTTTGTTCTAACAACACCCCCTGGTCTTGTTGTTAAAAGATCATCCATATTGACCATGCCGTCCATGACCGCCACTCTATTATTATTTGTCAAATACATATTATCTAAAAGTTGACGCATAACAGTAGATTTCATTAACTGAACATCTTCAACTAATTCGGCTACACTTCTTCCGTAAAATCTATGGGGCATNGGTATAGGAGTAACAGTAACAAAAGGTGCGGAGTCGCATGGCATATTTTCTAATATGTGGCTTCCGTCTCCAGCACAGATTACTTTTCTTAATTCTGCAATTCCATCACCATCATAATCAAATCTAATATAAGATTCATATACTAAAACTTTTTCGGTAGATTTATCTGTAGGTTCGTCTTGAAAATAACCATCAATATTTCTATCTCTAGCTTCTTCTTCCATTGTAAAATTTTCATCTTCATTTCTTGGAAGTTCCATAATAACATCATAATCAAAACCCATTTCTATTAATTGTGATCTAGTTAGATAAACTTTATGTGCTACAAAATTTGCGTCTTGAATTGTTTTAGCCGATCTATCAATTAAAAATTCTTCAGGCGGAATAGATTCAATCTTTACTTTGCCAGACTTTTTAACTCTTTTAATTTTACAATTATATAAAACAGGTTTTGGAAAATTTATTTCGGAAATATCAACACCTTGCATTTCGGCTTGTTCTTTAGCTATGTCTTGTTGTTCTTTAACAACTTCGTCAACAATTTCTTCTTCTTCTATTAATTCTATTTCGTCTTTAGTATCTTCTAAAGCAAACTTTTCGGCTGGAGTTAAATTTTTATATGTTTCATGTTCTACTGTTTCGCTTTCATCCCAATAAACTTTTAAGAAACCATTTTTTTCAATTAAAGCATCTTTAAAAAAATTATATAAAAGTGTAAAGCCATCATTTTGTTTATAGAAAACATGATTTAAATATGCGGTAGCTTGTTCGCTTAATGGAACATCTTCCGCTGTAACAGGGTCGCAACGCACCACTTTATCGGAAGCAGTAAAAACTCTTAATAGGTTTGGCAAGATACTTTCAATAGTATCGGAAACATCTGTACTTACGACTTGTGATCTACCATCTATTTCCGTACCTAATTTGTCGCCTAAATAATATTCAATTGATTTTCTTCTTGATTCGGACAGCTCACCACCTAAATAACCTATACTATTTCTAACTTGGTTAGTTAAGATTGCTTTTAATTCTAATTCGGAAAGTTCTTTATTTTTTTTTGGCATATTTAAACTACATAGCTTGTATCTATTTCTATTGATTTATTCCAGTCGCTTCTATCTATTGGTTCGGTAACCGCACCGTATCTTATACTATCGCAAAAGTGTGATGCCCAGTTGTGTAAGGGTTTATTACGAAAACAATTATTTTTTTCATCCCATCGCTTACAATAGCTTTTTAACGCTTCTACAAGTTTTTTGCAATTACTTTTATGAAAATAACAATTCGGTAACATTCTTCTTACTTGCTCTATTCCATCTTCCACCCCAAGTTTTGGTGCTATTTCAAATTCCAATCCCATCTCTTTGGCAGTCTCCCATCTTGATTTATTAGTTCCTATTTCTCTAACTCTAATATCATGAGGGGCTATATGTTTATCGTAAGTATAAGGTTTATCGTCAATTATATTGAAATAGTGTTCTAATCCCTCACTTGAATTTTCGTAACAATCTATTATTCTAATTTCGCCACTTGGTCGTCTTTGGGCAAAAGTAATTACGGTGCTATCATTCATTCCTAAATCCCACCATGTTTCTACAGGAATTGATAAATCTATTTCAAAATCGGTTACCCTTTTAGTTTTTTCTAATTCTTCTACCACACTTCCATAATAAGAACCTGAGATTCCAGCTTGAAATGAGCATTCAAATTCTTGATCGTAACTTTCAGGCGACATGGATAACTTCGCAGCATCTAATTCGTCTTGCGGTATTATCTTTGTTTCACTAGCTTTAAAAACACAAGTGAACCAATCCTTTTGAGTTTTAGACTTTTCATGTAAATCAAAAAACCAATTACGACCCATTGGCGTACCTATAAAAATAGCAAAGCCTTTTCGGTCTGATAAGCAAGGGCGTAAAATTGTGTCAAATAAATCTGGGCTAATATTTTGGGTTTCATCTACGATAACTCCGTCAAAGTATTGTCCTCTTATGGCACTACTATTTTCAGCTCCTATTATTTGAATACGGCTATTGTTGACGGAGAAATCTACCCTTAATTCTGATTCATTCCATTTAACACCTGGAATTGTGGCGGAAAATTGTTTCATATAATCCCAAGCGGTGCTTTTACCTTGTAATCTATATGGAGAAATAAAGGCGTATCTTGGGTATGGATTTTTATTTGTTAAAGCAGCTTTGATTAAATGGTTTATTGCAAAGACAGTTTTACCACCTCTTCTATGAACTATAACAACATTAAATCGGTTCACATCACACTTTTTGTGCAAAAATTTTTGAATGTGTCTAGGATTGTATGGGATAACAATTTGTTTCATTTTAAAACAAAACCCCCCCTCTTTAGAATCTTTCTAATGTAATGTAAAATTTGGTTCGCTATCATAAAGTTTATGTTCTTCAACAAATTCTTCTTGTAAAAATTTAGAAAAATCTATTGCTTCATCTTTGTCAGAAAAACCTTGAAAGTGTGTAATTACAATTGGCTTTCCTGTTTCTTTATCCTTTATTATAAAAATTATTGTTTTCAATATAAGATCTTCCATTTCATTTGTTTATACCATCCATTCATTTTTACCAAGACGACATTCGCAAAATTGGGTATCGGCTCTAAAAAACCCCCCTAAATCTGTNGTTCAAAGCAAAAAAGCCTTATTTTTTCAGTAACGATAACTGATGGATTATCAATACTGATGTTTCCGATAATACTGCGTTATCAAACNNTTATTATTTGTTCTTGTTTTGTTCTTATTTTTACTCACATATAAGTAATAATCTTTTTATGTGTTAATAATATCACTATCATAATAAAATCAACACTTTTAGCGTTGTAAATGTATCACAAAACATAAATATTGTGGTATTTTTGCAACATTATGATTGCCAAGTTATGTTTATTGGTGCTTTATCGTCACCTTTTATAGTTAATTCTGCAGCTTTTCCATACTTTTTAGAACTTATTTTAGAAGCAGACCATTGTGAACTAGCTACAATAATTTTATAAAGATTAACTAAATTTTGTCCTGCTTTTCCATCAATTTCTCCTGATTCTATTTTAGCTTCTAATTCTAATCTTTTATCTTTTAAATTACTTAATTCTAAATCTATGGCTAATTCTTTTGCCTTTTGATATTTGTCCATTAATTCATTTGAAGTAACTAATTCTTTTCGGAAACTAGCCCAAGTGTAATCTATTTCATCTTTTTCAAATACTTGACGAATCGTTAAACCATCGGCAATGAGCTCTAATATTCGTTCCGCTAATTTAGTATTTAATTTTCTTTTTCTTCCTGCCATAATTTTTTAATCCTTTAGGGGGTGGAGGCGGTTATAGAAAGAAAGGGAAAAAGACCGCCTCACACCAAGTAGCTACTAAAATACTAGCTGAAAGGGTTTCGCTAGTAGTCCTTTTGTTTATCATACTATATATAGATTACCAATCAAAAATAGTTTTTGGCTTACGAAATGTTCTAGTATCGTTTGTAATTGGATTTCTTTTGATTATCTTTTTTTCTAATAATCTATCTATAAATAATTCAACGGAAAAAGCACCCCAACATTCCATCTCCCAAATCCACACCATTTGATTTACGGACAATAATCCGCTTTCAAATTCATTGTTTAATTGAATTATAATTTCTAGCTTTTCTTCTTTAGTATAATTATTGAACTTTCTATGTTGTAATGGTTTTCCTTTATAAGTATAGGCAAGGGGGGTTATAGTCGAATCATTGGACATTTAAGTTATTTCTTAAAACCTTTTAATTTCTTAAATCCTTTAATCTTATTATTATTATGAGTATTAGTATTACTCTTCTCAATACTACCGAATTTTTGGGTAGTCAGTTGCCCAGAATTTGGGTAGGGCAAGACAACCTTAAAGGGGGCTTTTAGTTCATAATAATTGGCAGAAGTTCTTCTGTGGATAATTAGGTATTGTTCCTTAATAAGTTCGGCTTTTATGCTTTGCAAGGTATTTAAAGAAATGCCCAATTTATGTAAAAGAGTCTTATTTCGCAAAGTCCGATATTTGTCCGATAAGCTACGCAAATAGCAAAATAATAGCTTGGCATTATTGGATAAATCCTCATCCCAAATTACTTGATTCGGTATCATTGAAAACCCTTTATTTTTCATATTCCCTGCCAGACTATATATACTTAAATTTTGGGTAATCAATTAAAAAAATAATTTGATGTTCTTGCTATGTTCTATTGTATTACTTGTACAAGTTTTGTATATTTAAGAATGATTCGTATAAATAATAATAACAATAACAAAGGAGAAAAGATGACAAAAGGTATATATGTAAGTGAAGAAGATAAGATGATGCAAGATAAAAATTTGTCTTGGACACAACCTACAATTATAAAGAAAGATAACAAAAAAACATTAGACCAACAATTTACGGAAATGTCTGGAATTGATGTTTCTAAAAGAGAAAGAGGGCAAAATTTAGAGCCTGTTGTTGGAATGGGAGTAACTAGAAGTATAGGAGGCGATTCTTACCCTTATACAATTATAGAAATGTTAAAACACCCAAAAGGTAAAACAATCCTTAAAATAGAAAATGACAGTGATTTGTATGAGCATGATACTTTTGACATTTTTCCAAATGGTAAAAAATACAAAAGAGAAAAAACAGCTCATTATCTAATTCAAGAAGAAAAATTAGATCAAAATGGATTGTCTTACACAAGTTGGGTTGACATTAAATGGAATGAAACAACTAAAAGATGGAATAAAGGTGATTCATTCTATTATTCTTATGTAGGGGAAAGAAGTTATCATTTAGACCCATCATTTTAAATAAACAAAGGGGGCGAAAGCCCCCAAGAAAGGAAATAATGAAAGCTAAAAATTATAAAGGTATTATTAACCTACTAGAACAAAAGAACCCAAATAAGCGATTTTTTAATTTTATGGACTTTAAAGAAACACAAGCTAAAATTAATTCGCCAAAAATATACCAATATCCAATAAAAAAGCATTATCAAGAACCTAAAAGAAGAACTTTTTTTTACATAGGTTTAGGGCTTTTACTTGTATTATGCTTGTATATATCATGGATTTTGATATAAATTTAACTTTAGAAAGGAATCAATTATGCCAAATATAGAACACAACCAAAGGGAAATAATAGCCGTCAACAATGCCGATTACTTTACTTGTATTAATTGGAAGCCGTTAGGAAANAAACAACGATTCGAATTTAATACTAAAGACAAAGCAATTACTAAAGGTAAAGAATTAGTTAAGAACGATAAAAGGGCAAAGGTTTTAATTTATGCCGTTAAGGGTTCAAATTATGCTTTAGTCAAGTCTTTAAGGGCTTAATGAACGCTAGGGATAGGCTTTGGGAAGAACTTAAAAAAATAACCAATTCAACCGATTCGGTAATGGGAATAACTTTTTTGAAGTATCTTTTTAAAGCCAAAGACTATGTTCCTTTAAAAGATTTAAAAGATTGGATTCGCAAGGAAGAAATTAAAAAGATTGAAAAAGAATATAAAGATAAAGAAAGCAATAAAGTAAGGGGAATACATGACAAAAGATGGAACTGAAGAAGTACAAGATTTAGATTTATTTGGCAACTTAATAGAAAAAAAAGTTTTATTAAGGGAAAAATATTTAGAACCACCATTTTCAATATGCGATACAAAGCAAGGAACTTGGCAAAGGCGTAGGCAAAACTGGAAGAATTTAGGAATAGAAAGCGAAGTAGGTAGGGAGGGAACAGACGGAGCTCATTTTGCAGGTCGTCATAGACAAGCCGAAAGAAGCGGAAAGAAACCTGCCGAATCTACCCAAAGAATTTTAGATGTAGGCGAAGTATCTATTTTTGATCCTGCTTTATGCGAAATTTTATATACTTGGTTCGTTGATAAAGGCGGAAGTATATTAGACCCTTTTTCAGGCGGTAGTGTTAGGGGTATTGTAGCCCACTATTTAGGTTGGAAATATGTAGGTATAGATGTAAGGCAAAGCCAAATAACAAGTAATAAAATTCAAGGGGAAAAGATTTTAGATAAAGATAATCAGCCTAAATGGATATTTGGCGATTCAAATAAGATTTTAGATACCATGATAGACGGCAAGGAAGCTAATCAATTAGAAGAATTTGATTTTGTTTTTAGTTGTCCACCTTATGGTAATTTAGAAATATACTCCGACCAACCTGACGACATTTCAACGCTTGATTATCCTGCCTTTTTGGAAGTGTACGAATCAATCATAGCCAAAAGTTGTAAGTTATTAAAGCAAGGGGCTTTAGCTTGTTTTGTCGTTGGGGAATTTAGAGATAAAAAAGGTAATTATGTCGGTTTTGTTCCAGATACTATTAGGGCATTTACTAAATGCGGAATGAAATATTATAACGAAGCTATTTTATTAAATGCAATTGGTTCGGCTAGTGTTAGGGCTAATACTAATATGAAAAATAAAAAGTTAGTAAAGATACATCAAAATATTTTAGTATTTAAAAAAATATGACAGTAAAAAAAGATTTATATGTTTATAGGGTTTTGGTTGGTACTAAACGAATTAAAAAAATTAGTTTGCAAAAACTATTAAAGCATTTGAACTTACAAATTTTTACTAAAGTCTTTTTTCCTAATAAAGAAGATGCAATTAAATTTATAAAAGAATATGAACAAAAAAATAGAAAAGAAAAAGAACCTAGAAAATCTAAAAAAACAAACTTTAGCTAATATTTTATCATCTAAAGGCGTTGTTTATAGATATTATAAATATAATTATAAAAAAGGGAATCAATCATGCTTGAAACTATCATAGCCATAGAAATTGCTTTATGGATTTTTTATTTATCTACTAATTAAATATCATTAATATTAAATAAATCTTTAATTGGAATACTCCAACATTTAGGTCTATCTAAACCAAAATCTGTTAAATATTTATCTTCTAATTTATTAATAAAGGGAAACCAACCATGAATCGTATAACTATGGTTGCCATCAAAAGTTACTAAAACATATTTAGCTTTTTTTTCGCTAGGTCTTATTATTAAAGTATTATTATTTCTTTTTTCTTGTGTTCTTATTTCTATATCTTTGCCAACATCAGCTTTATCATAACGGCTATAAGTATCGGTATAACTACCATTAAAAAAAACATTTTTAGCTTTACAATAAGCAACTTCGCCCATAGCCCCTAAAATTCCTAAAGATAATGTTTTTTGTTCCGAACCCTTGTAACCATGTCCGAACTTTTTTTTCATTTTTATATTTTCAATATATCTTTTATTAGCTACTTGCGAAGCCATCTCTATTTCATATGGCTCTAATTGAATAATCAAACTTCGTTACCCCAACAATCCCAACCTTTTACCTTTTGCCTAGCAAAAAGCTCTATTCTTGGTAAATCTCCACAAAGATTAACAATATTAGTTCTTACAATGTCAGGTTTTCTTGAATGTTCTCTTCTGCTATCAACAATCAATTGTTTTACATTTTTATAAAATCTTTTTGGTTTGCCTCTAGTAGCTAACAAACAGATCTCAGGATTCGATCTTGTCCAATATCCTAAACCCATAAAAAAATTATCGTTTGTTTTATTTTTTTTAGCCCAAGTAAAAGCTATTGTTTTATATTTAAATCCCCATTTTTTAAGTAATTTAAAAGATTTTTCCAAAAAAGGATCAGTAACCCACATAAACAGACAACAATCCACATCAGCAATATCGTCAATATTAAGACCCAATAAATCGTTAAATTCCATACAAGAATAATGCTTTGTAGCGTTCCTATCTTCGCCTTTTTTAGAATAGCTTTTAAAGTACCAAGGTGGATCTGCATAAATAATTTTATACTTCTTCGAATCGTTTAATATCGGTTTTGACTTTACTTTCATTTTGTAACTCCTCTTGTTCTTTTTTTTGTTTTTCGTACTTTTTTAATGTAGTTCCTGTTCCAGAAAATTTTTTCCACCAACATTCGGCACAGTAATCTTTATTGTTTTCCACAACATCTGCATGGATATTACATTCAACACAAGTTCTCATATCTCCGTATATGTTCATTTTTCCCTTTTAAAACGAATCGTTTAATCATAATTAAAAATACATTAATTATTTTTTTATTTCAAATTATTTGTATTGCTTTTAATCAATTTTTGTATAAAGATTCGAATCATGTTAATCAAGATAGGGAAACAATGGAAACATAGAAAGAATGGGGGTTGCTTTACTGCTGATCATCTTTCTCCCTCACAACTAACAAAAAGTCCAGACCAATGGTTTTACGATTATTGCGTTCTTGACGAAAAGGATAGGCGTAAGCGACCCCCTAATATGAAAATGATTTTTGGTGGTATTATAGGAACGGCTTTACAAGATATAGTTGTCCACAAATTATCTATTAAAGAAGTTATGATAGGGAAAAAATAATGTTAGAAAAGATAGCTAAAATGCAAACGGAATTAAGAAATTTCCAACAACATAAAAAGAAACAAGATCAAGTTATAAATGAAAGAGATAAAAAAATACAAGAATTAGAAAGTGAATTAAAATCTTTTAAAGACAAAGAAAATTTAAAAGCAAAAAATCAAAGTTATTTAGAATTAAAAGTACAAAAAGAAGTTGATCAAATAAATGAAAACAAAAAAAGACAAATGAAAGGGAAAGATGACAAAAACAATAAGTAAAGAAGAAGATAAAAGCAAAGGTTCTTTTAAAGATAGAAGAAAAGAATGTATAGAAAAATTAGATAGCGAAGTTAAAAAATTAGATTTTAAGGGTAAGAATTATCTTACAGTTGCTAGACGACATAACCATTTATTAAAATTTTTTCCAGAATCTAAAATTGATGAACAAGTTATCTTTCAAGATGATACAAAAGTTATTTGTAAAACTACGCTTTATATTGGAGATACTCCTTATAGCGTTGGTCATGCCGAAGAAAGAAGAGACTCTAGTTTTGTAAATAAAACTTCTGCTTTAGAAAATGCAGCAACTTCAAGTTTAGGAAGATGTTTAGCAAGTTTTGGATTACATGGTACTGAATTTGCTTCGGCTGATGAATTAGCAAATGCTTTAACACAACAAAAAGGTGGCAATCAAGATTCAATTGAAAAAGACATAGAAAGACAAGGTACGGAAACTAAATTAAATACTTTGTATTCTAATTGGATAACACAAAACGAAAAAATAGAAGTTCTATTTAAAACTAAACAAGAAAGCATTAAAACAAATGGAGGAACAAATGCAAAATGGTAAGTCTAAAGATTGGGTTTTATTCCCATACAACGCAAGTGATGAAAGAGCTATTAAGATAGATTTTTCAGGTAATACTTTATTAGCTAATGGACAAAAAGGAACTATTTTAGGTTCTAAAGGTACTTCAAAAGATGGCAATACGAAGTTTATAAGAATATTTGCTCAAGTCGGAGTTTTGTTTAAAGGAGATGATAATAAATTTACTGGAAATATTAATGCTCCAGAAATTGCTTCTACACAAAAAAATCTTATTGGTTGGCTTAATGATAAATCTGAAAAACCTAATATTGCAGGTTATCAAAACGATCCGCAAGATAAACCACAAACACAATCTGAACCACAACCACAACCACAACCAAAAGATGATGCTCTTGCTTTTTAGTGAAAGTATTCTTTTTAATTTTATGGTTAGTTACACCTAATGGTATTGAAGAAGTAAAAATTCCTTTTGGATATTCTTTAACACCTATTACTTGTGAAGAAATACTTAACGATAAAGTTAAATATAAGTTTATAGAAAATAATGGTTATTATGGTTTTTATAAAAATTTGGTTGTCCAAGCTCATTATTGTATTGATGAGTATGGTAATTACTATGATGGTTATGAAGAAAAATTAGATTGGGAACTAGGCTATGGCAAATAATATTAAAGATATACATCAAATAACAAAAGAATTAGAAAAACTTTTGAAACAAAAAGAAGAACAATATGGAAGTTTTGATGTAACTAGCTATTCTTTTAAAGGTATTTTAGAAAGCATTTTGTCTGCCTATAATGGTAGAGTTGTCGTTTGTCCGCCTAATATATTTGGAGTTTGTATGACTGTCGTAAAATTATGGCGTTCAATAACGAATCAAAAATATAAAAAAGATACTTATGATGATATTAGCGGATATAATGAATTGAATAGAAAACTTAAAATGAAAGAAAACAATGGGAAATAAAGTACCAATGACTCCAGTTATGTTAAGACTATTGAATTTTATTAAAAAATATGTCAAAAAGAACAAATATTATCCAACTTATCAAGAAATGGCTAATGGACTAAATTATAAAAGTAAAAATTCAGTTACAGTTATTATTAATAAATTGGAAAAAAGAAACGACATAAAAAAAATAAAAGGATATAGGAGAAATATTGAAATCAATGTTTAAAGTTGAAAAAAATACTATCCAAGAATTAGTCGTAAATTTAAAAGAATTTTTTGTCGGAGCTACTATTGAAGAAGCAACTAAAACGGCTCATGAACAAAAAACACCTAAAGATGACGCTACTATTACAATAACTGACAGGCGTTTTCTTGGGTCAAATATAAAAGTAGTCAGTGAAAAAAAAGATGGCGATACTAGACCCCAAACAAATCAGGGATCTAAAAGTGAAGCAGGGAAAGTGGGTACAAAGAATGAATAAACATAAACAAATGATTCGTTCTTACCAAAATAAATTACCTATTATTTCACAAAGGATTTTAGATTTGGAACAGAAACAAAATAGCATAACTACTTAACTTTTTGCTATTTCATATAAAAGTTGTATAAAGGGCTAGGGGATTTATTGCTCAAATAGAAAGGAAGCATGATTATAATAAATAAAGAAAAATTAAATTTAGAAGAAAAAGAATTTAATTCTAAATTAGGAAAATCCTTAAAAAGTTTAAGGGAAGCAAGAAAGAAAACTCAAACACAAGTTGCCAAACAAATTGGCGTTACATTCCAACAAGTTCAGAAATACGAAAGAGGTGCTAATGCTATTAGTGAATTTAAAGCTAGAAGAATTTGTACTTATTTAGGAAAAGATTACAACTTATTACAGGAGGAAAATGATGTTTACGCCAGTCCAAGACAAGATCAACAAGCTAATACCTGATACAATAGAAATAGAAACTTATAATTACTTATCATCTATTGCGGAAAAATTTATTGTTAATGGACATGAAGCCCACAAAACAATTCCAGGATATGATAAATGCAAACCTGAAATAGAAACTTATAAAGTTTTTGATGGAATAGAAATTCCTGTTCATGGTTACGCTGATTTTAAAGGTGGTATTATAATTGAAGATAAATGTAAATTTCCTAGAAGAGGCAAGGTAAAAAAAGACGGAACTAGATCATGGTCAACCGCTAAACTTCCTGATTCGGTTATGCCAGATCATCTAATTCAAACCGATTTTTACCATTATGCAACAGGATTACCTATTTATATTTGTTATATAAATGAAGAAACATTTAAAGTATTTCATGCTGATAATTATGAATTGTTAAAACCAGAAAACATTATGTCAAGATTGCCACAATTTTTACAAAGGTGTAAAGTAAGGCAAAATCTTTTAAGTGTTAGTGAAGATGTAAATGTAATAAAAAATTATATTCAACCAGACTTTACTCATTTTAAATGGAATAACGAACTAGACCCAGATTATTTAATCAAAGCTAGAAAGTTTTGGAGTAGCTAAAAATCCCATCAGGAAATTATTGTCGCAGCAAATCTAGAGTACCCTAAAAATAGAATCGTCTATTCTTTAATAAAACTTTTTTTTTCTAAAAATTTAAAAAACCTAATTTGATATAATAGGTTTATAAAAAAAATAAGGAGGGAAAATGTTTAACGAATGGAAACACCCAAGCTACTATAAAGAGTTAGCAAAGGTAAGAAAAGAGTTTGAAGAAGAAGAAAACTCTAAAACTAATAAAGAAGAAGAAAAGGGGGAAGAAGATGAATAAAGACCCATTAGGCATATTGCCTTACAAAACTAGGATGCATATAAAATATAATGAGGTAAATAGTTATTGGGAAGAACAAAAAATACCTTATGTAACTAGAATAGAAGCTGAAAAAGCCGTAAGAAAACTTATGTTTAAATTTGGCAAACCTAAATATGCTCCACCTAATATAAGAATGAATATGATTAAATATAGGTCGGTTAAAGATGTTTGGTATAAAACTTATGTTTGTTTATCTGGAGATCCAACTTGCATGAATAAAGGTTGGAGAGATATTGTTCATTTAATATCACATAAAGTTTATAGATATAGACATGGTTTCGCAAGAAATAAAGAAAAAGGTTTTAGCCCACATTCTATTCAACAAGCTGAACTTGAATTGGAAATGGCAAAATATGTTGTTAATCAAGGTTGGTTAAATGGTATTTTAAAACCTAAAATTGTTATCCTTTCCAAAGAAGAAAAACGATTAATTAAAATAAATAAATGTCAAAAACTTTTAAATAAATGGCAAACAAAATTAAAGTTAGCTAATACATTCATTAAAAAATATAATAGAAAAATTAAATATTTAAATAAATAGATAAAAATGGGCGGTTAGAAATAATCGCCCTACCAATTAAATTTAGAAGATTCGTTTTCAAAAGTTTTATCTTCGTCAGCTTTTTTCATGCAAGAATAATGGGCATGACCTTTAGGATAAAATGAAACAAAAGAATCGGTACTTAAAATATTAATTTTACAATATTTACATTTACCAATATCATTTACTTGTTGTTTTTTTTTGCCCACCATCTCCCCAGCTCAACTTAATGAACTACACCTAATATTATGAATTTCTTTTGTATGCTTTAGCACTTATGGTACTTTTCTTTTTAGACCTACTTTTACCTGCCTTTTTTCTTTTATTGACATAGTACCAGAGTCCTTTTTTTACAATTTTTCCATCTTTTCTTTTATGAAAACCTTTTTTCATAATTATTTTTTCTTCTTATTTTTTTTCTTTTTCTTTTTGTTCTTCATTGGTGGTCTTCCTTTTTTGCTTCCGTAAGTTCCTTTTCCGTATGGCATAGTTATTTCCTTTTGTTTTTATGTTTATTGTTACCCATATACCAATCTCCAGGTTCATAGTTCCATCTTTTACCATGATGACCTCTTAAATCGGCATACAGCATTCTAGCTTTCACTATGAATTTTAAAATACTTCTTACCATTTTTTGCAAGACCAGTATCTTGCCGTTAATTTATTATTAGCCGTACTACATTTATGTCTGGCTCTAAAACTCTTTCGTCTTGCTGGATTAGATTTTTTAATAGTCATATTTGCATCTCCATATCTAATCAATCTAACGGTGCTTCCAGATTTTGCAAGAACAGCAAATTTCTTTGTTTTAGTTCTAGCTCTTTTAGGTTTATTATAACCAGAAAAACTTTCGCCTCTATAATTTATAGCCATTCTTTGTAGCCGTCTTTATCTTTTATTAAACTCATTTTTCTATTATCGGAAGTTTTGTAAGAACAATGAATCCACCCAGAATTAATATCTGATTCGTCATAGTACTCTAATATTAACTGATCAAAATTCATACTCTGTTTTATGTATTCGGCTGTTTTTTTATTATCATAACCAATTATCTCAAAGTCTGCTGCTTCTCCTTTACAATGTTGGCTAGTAGCTTTTGATCCTAAAATTTCACATAATTGTTCTGAACGAAATCCGCTTGTTATCTTAATTGGTGATTCATCAAAATGTTCCCTTAAAGGTTCTAAAATAAACCTACATAAATTTATAAGATTATCTTTTTGTAAATTACTAGGAGTGTTATCCAAACCATGCCTTAAAGCTGTTTGTGATTGTGTCATTTCTTTTAATGAAAAATGTTGTGTTAAATTCATAATTCTTTTACTCCATAAAAATATTCATGCTTAAATGGTACGGCTTTCCATTCTTGATGTTTTTTGAACTTATTTCTGATACCATAATCCTCAGCATCTTTCAAAGTTAAAAAAATTTCTGCAGTAAATAAACGCCAAAGTTCTTTGTCTTTAATAACAACGCCAAACATTAAGCATTTATTTTAGGTTTTTCAAGGGGAGTTATCATTTGGCTACAATCAAATTTAAGATATATACCATGCTGATTTATTGATTCGCTTCCTATTTCAATAGTTTTTTCCATAGATTTTTTATAACCATCAACCATACAAGAATAAGAATCGTAATATATTTCTTCAAATGTAAAAGGTTCAAGGCAAGTATTGGCTACCGAAGAACACATTACAATAGTTAATAAGATATTCATTTTGTTTTATTTGTTACTAAATGTTTAATTATGCTTGTTGTTGGGTTTATATCTATTTGCTTACAAGAAACCAAACATAGAAAAAATATAACTAATAGTTTATTCACTAGGTTTTATTTTATCTTCAAGTTCTTTAATTTTCTTGTTAGCTTGTTCTAAATCGGTAGAAGTATGTTCTAACTTTTGTAAGCAACGCTTATTAGCAGCGTCTTTAGATTTTCCTGCGTCTTGCAACTCTGCTACTTCTTGTTTTAAAATTCTAACTTGGTCTTTATATTCGTTTATTATTTCTAAACTTTCAGACATATAAAAATATTATTTTGGTTTTTTCATAATATCTGCACCCTTTAATCCGTAAATTGCAGATACAACTCCGATAAACAGAGCTTGATACCAGAATGGCATATTATTAAAATATTCAAAAAACATTTCAACTTTTGCCATTATTTCTGGATCTTCAGAAAAAATAGACCAAATTAATAACATTACTGGTGCGGACACCAAAATTAATACAAACTCATCTTTCCACCCTTGTTGGTTATTATTCATAACAGCTTGTTTGTATTCTAATTCACCTTTTGCCATTCTTTCCGCATGAGTAGTTTCTGCGTCTGCCATAAGCATTTTGGTCTTTTGTCTTTGCTTGTAAATATGCGAACCTGCATTTACAGCTAATTTTATTGCACTTAAAATTGGGAAAGCCATATTATCTTTTACCTTTTTTTTTAATTAAATTACATGATAATTTTATTCTTTGTCTCCATAAAAAAGCATACATTTTACTAACTATTCTTTCTAAAATATAAAGTATTCTTACAATTATTTTCATAACAATACCTCATAAATTATTTTTTACCACATTTACAATTATCACAAATACATAAATCGCTATCATAATGATGCAAGTGTAAAGTATCTTTACAATGACATTTACAATGACAATCTTTACATATTCTTTTTTTTCTTTTCTTTTTTGGTTTAGGTTTTTCTACTACTAAACTATTTATTTTTTCAGATAAATCATCTATCCAAGATAAAAATTTTATTATAAATTTATCTAACATTATTTATCCATTAATCTATCCATATGAGCATATATTCTGCCCATTTGTTTATCAATATTTAAAAGTTCTTGCATAACCATAGATTGTGTTGTTCTTAATTCTACAACCTGTACTAATACCCAAGTTGATAAACCCATTAAAATTGTAGCTACAATAGGTATTAAAAATTTATAGTTATTTTGTTTCATTATTCTGGCTTTGGTAATTTATAATTTTTTGGTGGTAATAAAATTTTATCTCCCATTATCTTAACATTTGGGTTTTCTTTTTTATAATTATCTTTCATATTATCCCAAAGACTTTTATCATCTGATGGTCTAGTATTATCTTTTGTAGGGGTAACTCCTCTACATTTAGAAACTAATAATCTAAAGTTTTCATTGTATGCAAGACTTGGATTATTATTAACCCTACCGCACATCTTCATTAGTTCTAATTGTTGTTTGATTGCTACATTTTCTTTTATAGTTTTGCAATCTACTCCTAAATATTTTCTGTAAGTAAAACTTAATCTATAATTTTCACTATCACTATCATAATTATTGCTGTCGCTATAATGTCTATAATCATTATTTCTATCTTCTTTTTCTACCCTAGTTTCAAAATCCCCACATCTTGCACCATATTCATTTAAATATTCATTCCTAGAATTAGATTGACTTGTAAATCCAATAAATAACAGTAAAGTAAATAATATAAGTACCAAGTATTTCATAAAGCATAAATTCCTATCTATTTAAATCTTTAATATCGTAACTATGTTCTCTTACCTGATCAGCTAAATTTCTATAAAGGTTTTCTGCCATTTGCCAAGTAGATTCAGCTGAAGTTAATCTTGTATTCATGTCGGTTAATTCTTTTTGTGCTATTTTTAATTCACTTTCTAATTTTACAATAGTTATCTTACTTGCATTAATAGTTGTTGTTAAATTTAAAACATACTTAACCGAAGTAAATCCCCCAACTACTATTGAAGCAACTACTGGAATAAATATAAAATTTTTTTTTAATNNGCAAAGTT